GTTAGAAAGGAAGTATGCTGAAGCTACTAAGGTGGAATTGAAAGAAATTCCACCAATTCCCGATTATCTTGACCCTGATCGTGATGCTAAGATGGCAGAACGTGACCGGATAATCATAGCTCACGCTACTGAGTCAGCAAGGAAAGAGGCCGAAAATCAGGCATCTTTGCAAAGGTTGCAAGCTACTCAGAGAACGCACGCTGAAAAAGTAAACGCAGCAGTAGAGGCGTCTTATGAAGGAGCAAGTACACTTAAAATTGACAAGAAAGAGTTTGATGCAAGTCAAGCTGTTTTAGGTACGTACCTTAAAGGTAAAGCTGATTTAGCTATGTATCTACTGGAAGACTCAGATGGGCCGTTGAACATTACCTATCTGGCCCAAAATCTTCCTGAACTTGACAAGGTTAGTAAAATGACGCAAACGCAAGCTGCTGTTTACATTGCAACAAAAGTTACTCCGCAGGCTAAAAAGCTTAAACCGAAAACAACAAACACGCCAAAACCTCCGAATCACCCAAGAGGTAACAAGAACGTAAGGGGCGATGATCCTCGGATAAAAGGCGCTACTTTTACGTAAGGAGATAAAATAGAATGCCTAACGCTACTAATAATCTGGACTCGAATTTTACAAGAAAACTGGCAAGAGTATTTTTGGCTGAATTTGAATCAAACCGAATCATGTCAAAAAACGTTAACACGCAGCTTTTGAAAGGCAGATTTAACCCTGCTTCTGGTGCGAACGTTGACTTTAAACGCCCAACTGATTTTCTGTCTGTACGTACCTCAGATGGTGATGTGTCAAGCGAAACTGTAAATAACATCATCACTGGTAAGGCAACTGGAACCGTCCAGAACTACTTTACCGCTTTCGTTGATTACGACGAAGCTGATGAAGCTATCAAACTTGACCAGCTTGACCAGTTGCTTAAACCTTTAGCAACTCGTATCAAAACTGATCTTGAGCTTGACTTTGCATCTTACATGATGAAAAATTGTGCCCTTCTCGCCGGTACTGTTGGCACAGCAGCAGACACCTGGGAAGATATTGCTGAAGCTGGCGCTATGATGCAGGCTCACGGTGTGCCAATGGATGCTCCTTGGTACTATGCGGTTAATCCGTTTACCCAAAGAAAACTCGCCACTAACCAGCGCTCATTAGGTTCTGGCGGAAACTCCGGTAAACTGATTACCGAAGCGCATGAAAAAGCCAAAATTGCTTCTGACTATGCCGGTTTTGATGCCGTTATGACCGCAACAACTCTTGCAAGTTACACAACTGCTGCTGGCGCTGACAAAGCTGGTACACTGTCAGGAACCCCAACTGTAACTTACGTTGGAGCAAAGGACACAATGACTCAGGTACTCGCTGTAACCGCATTAAACGGCGGGTCTGACCTTGTTGTAGCTGCTGGCGAGCGTATCCAAATTACAGGGCGCAATCGCTTGAACCTGTCTACCCGTGAAGTCATCCTTGATGACGCAGGGGCAATGATTCTGTGGACTGGTACAGTAACAACCGGCGTTACACTCACATCTGGCGCAGGCAACCTTACTGTAACCGGCCCTGCTATTTACGAATCAGCAGGTGCTTATAACACAGTTGACTCTTCTCCTGTATCAGGTGATGTTATTACTATGCTTGGTGCTGCAAGTACAACATACCAGCCGAATCTGTTCTGGCACAAAAATGCTTTCTCTATCGGTTCCGTACCGATTAAGAAGCTCCACAGCACAGACACATTGGCAACAACCGAAGATGGCCTTCAGTTCAGAATTTCCAAAGGTGTCAACTTCCTTGAGAATAACCAGAAAGTCAGGTTTGACTTTAGACCTGCTTATGCGGTGTTGAATCCGTTCTTTGCTGGACACGGTTTCGGCTCGTAGTAGTTAACCCACGTTAGCGCCTTTAATTAGGCGCTAACTTTTAAACTTTTACGGAGATACTATAATGGTTACAAGCAAACAAAAAAGTGAAGCAAAAACAAAAGTAAAGAAGGCAAAGAAAGGTTTTATCGTGTGGGAAAAACCTTCCGGTATTAAGGTTGAGACTAACGATGAATTTTTCAATGTTGACGCTGCGCAGAGTCTTGGTTGGACTCGTGTAGGGGAATAAAATAAACGCATTAAGAGGAGTTACAAATGTCGGAAACAGTTGAAGCCATATTAAGAGATGCGTTTGAAGACATAGTTGTGTCTGTAGACGAAGCTGCTTTAGAGTCCTCTGATGCACAAACTGGCATACGTATAATCAACCGAATTATGCACACACTCGCCGCTAACGGAGCCGACTACGCCGATTACGTTGACGTTGACTCCGTTGACGACGAAGTGTTAATTGACGATGGCGCTGTAGATGCGCTTGTATCAGTAATAGCACTAAGACTGTGGCCTAAGTATCGTAAAGGCCCGGCAGCACAAGAAGTTCTTGTTAACGCAAGAAACGGTATGAAAGAACTTTATAAACTTGGAATAACACTTATAGAGACAAGGTTTCCAGGAACACTACCTGTTGGTTCAGGGTATATTGGTGACGAAGCAGGGCCGTTTTATACTGAACTCACTGACGAAGAAGCGGAACTACTCTTAGAGAGCGAATCTTCGGTACTATTGGAGTAACAAATGGCAGAACTTAATTTAACAAACGGATTTTACGTAAGTGACTCGTTACCTTTCTCACATCAAAGGTGTCAGAATCTCTACGTAAACATTCCACAGCAACCTTCGTTCTCACAGAAGTCTTTGTTCGGAACTCCTGGCATACGTTCGTTAGGAACTACCGGAGCAGTTTTACAGAAGAACAGGGGCGCACTTAAAAAAGACGATATAGCGTATTGTGTTAATGGCACAACGCTTTATAGAATAGATAAAGTTACTACATTAGGCGTTGTTAGTTACCCTTCAACCTCGCTTGGAACAATAGCTGGCGATGGTCGGGTGTCAATGGCAACTAATGGTACGCAGTTAATGGTCTTAGTCCCTGGTGGCGCAGGCTACGTGTATAACGAAGATGCAGTACCGGCGTTTGCTGAAATCACAGATGGAGACTTTACTGCAAGCGGTAATCCTCAACACGTAGTGTTCGTTGACGGTTACTTTCTTATCACTACAGACGAAAAGAAGTATGCAGTATCTAATTTAAATGACGCACTATCATGGGACGCGCTTGACTTTGGTTCAGCGGAATCTGATCCTGACGCAGTAGTTGCACCTCTTATAGTGAATAATCAAGTATATATAACTGGAACAGAAACGACAGAAGGTGCTTCAAATATAGGTGGAAGTGGTTTCCCGTTCCAACGAAACGGTGTATTTTTGGATAAAGGTTGCGTAGCGCCTTTTACCCTTATAAAGAGCAACGTTTCATTTTTCATGGTCGGTGCAGGTAAGAACGAATCACCCGCAATATGGCAGTTTACAAATAACTCCTATACACGTATCTCTACAACTGCAATTGAGAACGTGCTTAACGCCTACTCTTCAACAGAGATAAGTAACTCCTTTGCAATAGCTTATTCAAAGAAAGGTGCTTACTTTGTATCCTTCTCATTTCCTGATCGAACGTTTACTTATGACTTGACTACACAACTTTGGCACGAACGAGTATCCTTTATAAACAAGTCAGATACCAAATGGCGTGTAAGTTCTTTATTAAGTGTGTATGGTATTACAATGGTTTTCGACAACATTGACGGAAGATACGGAGAGCTTGTACAGGGATTAAATACAGAATACGACGAACCAATTATAAGTCTTTGGACTACTCAACCGTTTGTTGGTGATGGTGAAATATCGTTAGTTAAAATAGAACTGACTATGGAAGCTGGTGTAGGTGACTCTACAACTACTGACCCTGTTGTCTCTATGGCGCTGTCTAAAGACGGTAAAGTGTTCGGAGCAGAGCGTAACCGTAAAATAGGTAAAGTTGGAGAATTTCACAAGAGAGCAATATGGCGTAAGAACGGCACGTTCTCAAGAATGGCTGTGTTGTTATTTAGAATATCTGACCCTGTTAAGAAAGCTATATTGAAGCTGGAGGCCGAATGATAGTAACTCCCCCAAGCAACGTAAGCATCGTTGATGAAGAAGGTTTCATGCGTGAGTTGTTTAGAGATTTCACCTTCAAAGTATCAAGGCTTTCTCTTATGTCAGGTTCAGGCAGCCCAGAGGGTGTAGTTGAAGCAGAGCAGCTTAGAATGTATATGGATACAGCAGGAACAGCAAGCGCTATTATGTACGTAAAGAGAGACGCAGATATTGGTGGCGATAAGACACAAGGTTGGATTTTAATATAATAAGAGGTTTATTATGGGCGATGGATGGGATCTGTTATACACGATAGGCGGTGCGATAGTAAGTAGCATGATTACCGACAAAGCAGCAGGCGAGCAAGCTGATGCGATAGTTAACGCACAAGGTATATCTAAAGAAGCTGCCGAAAAAGCAAGCAAAGACATATTAACCTCTTATGACGCCGC